ACTGACAGCCGTGGCAAAGATATAGGCGTATACGCACGTATTGTTATACCCTTGGATAAACCCAAAGCCCGTATTAACTGTGATGACCTCTATCAGATAGAGTTGGCGCAACGCAGACTAGAGATACAAAAGCTACGCGATGAGATAGAAGCACTGAGGAACTTACAAAATGCTAGCGGTGAGATGGAGTTTGAAAACTAATGGATACTACCAAGATAGCAGATAACATTGACGGACTTGCAGATCGAGAGTTTAAGACAGGTGGTATGAAGTTATCACTTGGTTCTATAATGGCTATACTTGCGTTCTTATCTACAGTGGTAGGTGGTTTGTACGGTGGGTTTGTGATGTACCAAAAGATCGAGGAGGTTGCAGGACTAGACCTCGGGGAATATCAACAAGCAATGGACGTTATGGATGCGAAGGTGACAGGCATATCTGAAAAGGTTGAAGAGTCAGTAGAATACAGCCGCGACATTAAAAACGGGTTACGTTCGGACATATTAAGCATTGAGAAACAAACAGATCGTGTGGAGGATATGGTTCGTGAATCTGAAGACAAGGTTCGTACTATGATAGATAATGCAGAAGTTCGCTTTGAAAATCAACGTGAACGTGTTAGGGTTTCACAAAGTGGCGCTATGAAAGAGCTTGAAGAAAAACTAATGGATAAGATCCAGAGGGCTCTAGATAACCCTCTTGCAGACTAGGAGAAGCACATGACAGAGTTTGAAAAAGCAGATGTAGACGGCAACGGATCAATAGATCAAGCCGAATGGGATAGACTGGCCTTGGAAGATAGAAGGCTGAAGATGGCAGATGACGATGCTCAAAGAGATGCGCAGCGTAAAATGGCATGGTTTGCATTATTTGGCATGTTGCTGTACCCTTTCTCAATAATTATTTGTAATGTGGCTAATCTTGATGAGGCCATGAAGTCGCTAGCTTCTATTGCTGGTGTGTATTTTGTTTCTGTTGCGGCTATCGTTGCTGCCTTCTACGGCAAGGAAGCCTACACAAAAGGAAAGGAAAATAACTAATGATGGGACTAGGATTACTAGGTAAAGTCGCTGACTTAGCCGGTACAATGATTGAGGGCAAGACTGCGGTTAAGCAGGCTGAAGCCCAAACAAAAATGAAGATTGCCACTGGAGAACTTGATTGGGATCTAGCCGCAATGAAGGCCACAGAGAATAGTTGGAAAGATGAATGGATTACACTTTTGTTCAGTATTCCCCTTATTTTGGCGTTCTGTGGGGACTGGGGTAATCAAATAGTACAAGCAGGATTTGCTGCATTAGCGGATATGCCTGGTTGGTATCAGTATTCTCTTGGAGGCATAGTCTCTGCAAGTATTGGTATGCGTGGTGTTAGTAAGTATTTTGGGAATAAAAAATGAAAGAGAACTTTAACAAGTGCTTAGAAATGCTTTTGGAACACGAAGGGGGATTTGTAAATCATCCCGAGGATCCTGGAGGTATGACTAATCTCGGTGTCACCAAACGTGTGTACGATGAGTGGATTGGACGAGAGTCCACTGAACAGGAAATGCGCGACTTAACGCCAGAAGATGTAGCTCCGATATATAAGAAGAACTACTGGGATCGAGTCAAAGGAGATTCACTTCCTTCTGGTCTGGACTGGGCCTGTCTGGACTGGGCCGTGAATTCCGGTTCGGGTAGACCTGCAAAAGCTGTGCAACGTGCAGTTGGGGCTACGCAAGACGGAGCCATAGGACCAAAGACGCTAGGTCTTATTATGGAGAAAGATCCCGCTGAGATAATAAATTATGTTTACGGCGTCCGTCAGGACTTCTATAAGAGCCTAAAGACGTTTGAAACGTTTGGGCGTGGATGGACAAGACGTAACAAAGAAACGTTACACCAAGCCTTAGAAATGATATAGGAGAGTAAAATGCCCGTACCAAAGAAATCACCAAAGCCTAAGTTACGCCCTAAGTACTTAGGGTTAGATCAAGAATCCATTGATGAAATTGAAAACATGGAAGCGGAGGATAAGATGATTATCACCGATGACGACACAGGTGAAACTCAAAAGTTCAGCTATGGTGGCGATGTTCGTTTCAATGCTAACCGTGGGAAAACATACTGATGCCTACAATCATGATCAGCATCATGCCGGATGGTATTCCGGTAGATAAGATGGACGGGGACAACGATGGTCCTAGCTGTCCATCAGCTACTCAGGATGAGGAAATTAATGATGAGAACCGTATGTCCGCAGAGGAACAAGCGTCTTATCGTGACCCATCTTCCGATGGTGGCTTTAAATTAACAGAAGTTTGCGGCAATTGTGGCGCATACAATCAGACAGAAGACATGCTAGACTGCATTGGAGACGACTCTGGTGATCTAGGATACTGTCAAATATATAAGTTTATGTGTCAAACAAGCAGCACCTGTGACGATTGGGTAAAGGGCGGACCGATAAAATCGGTTGCACAGAGCTCAGAAAGAGATATTCTTTAATGGATGTTGTTGATTTTGCAAAACATATGTATAAGGTACTACAAGAGCGCGAACAAGATATTGCAAGTGCTCTTGCTGGTGATGCTTGCAAAGACTGGGAGCATTACAAACTCATGGTAGGAGAGGTACGGGGCCTGACCTACGCTCGTGAGGAATTTAAATCCCTGCTGGAAAGAACCGTAGACGATGACGAAGACTTTATTAGTACCTGACCACGTCGCGCAGAAAATGAACAAGGAACGGGAGGAGGCTAAAGCCGACTCATCCGCTGTGAATAGCGCATACGTTGACGCAACCGAGAAGGTATTAGACCCTTCTCTATTAGATAAACCCCTTTTGGAAAGATTACCGCAGCCTACGGGATGGCGTGTATTAGTGATGCCTTATCAAGGTGCCGTTAAAACACAAGGTGGTCTACATATTCCGGACGAAATTAGAGCTCGTGAGGCCGTAGCAACGGTTGTTGCGTATGTTCTAAAGATCGGTCCGCTAGCATACAAAGACCCAAACAAATTTGGCAAAGGCTCAGATGCCTGGTGCAAAGAAGGTCAATGGGTATGTATCGGACGATACTCTGGATCACGATTTAAGATTGACGGTGGAGAAGTTCGCATCATTAATGATGACGAAGTTATTGCTACAATTCTTGAACCTGATGATATTAAACAAGTTTAGGGGAGCACCATGAACGAAGAAGCACAAGAAATTATCGAAGAAGAAGAAGGCGTTGAGATTGAACTAGACGCTGATTCTTCTGAGGACAAAGAGGAAGAGACAAAAGTCGAAGCCTCCAAGGAAGAACCTGCCGAAGAAAAAGCGGATGAACTGGAGAGTTATAGTAACAACGTTCAGAAACGAATCAAGAAGCTTACCGAAAAATATCGGAAAGAGGAACGAGATCGTGAAGAAGCTGTTCGTATGGCTCAACAATTATTGAGTGAAAACAATAAGTTAAAGTCTCAAGTTAAGAACTTAGACAAAGGTTACGTTAACTCAGAAGAGTCACGCTTAGAAGCACACACGGATGCGGTCAAACGTAAATACCGTGAAGCTTACGACGCAGGAGATTCGGATGCGATGTTTGAAGCACAAGAACAACTGTCTAAGATGGCTGTTCAGCAAGATCGTGTTCGTACAGCGAAACAACGATTGGAGCGAGAGGTTGAAGAACCACAACAGACAGCTGCTCCTGTTACACCAACAGCCCCACCTGCGGCTAAACCAGATGCTCGAGCCGAAGATTGGGCGAGTAAAAATGAATGGTTTGGTTCAGATGAGGTTATGACTTATGCCGCGTTTGGTTTACATAAACGACTTGTAGAGGAAGAAGGGTTTGACCCGGCGACCGAAGAGTACTACAATGAAGTAGACAAGCGTATTCGGGTAGAGTTTCCACAGAAATTTCCGAAGGCTAAGAAATCGGGCGGAGCACAGGTCGCACCTGCTGGCGCTTCAGCTACCCGCAACACTGCAAAACAGGCGCGTAGGTCGGTGAAACTCTCACCCTCCCAAATTGCGATGGCGAAGCGACTAAACGTTCCGCTTGAAGAATATGCAAAGTTTGTGAAGGAGTAAGACAAATGACTGACAGAAAACCACGCGAAAGCGTAACACGCGAAAAAGAAACGCGCCGTAAACCATGGGCACCGCCCAGTCGCCTTGCTGCACCAGAAGCCCCTGCGGGTTTTGTGCATCGTTGGATTCGAACCGCAATGCGCGGTGAAGACGATAAGATGAACGTCAACACCAAGCTACGCGAAGGATGGGAACCCGTTCGTAAGGACGAGTATCCAGACTATGAAGCTCCCACTATTGACGAAGGTCGATTTGAGGGCATCATCGGACAAGGTGGATTGATGCTGTGTCGCATACCTGTAGAAACCGCCCAAGAACGATCCGAGTATTACGGGAACCGGACCCGCGAACAAATGGTAGCAGTTGATCAGGATTTAATGAAGGACCAACATCCTTCAATGCCGATAACTAATAATCGGCAGAGTCGTGTATCCTTCGGAGGCTCACGAAGAGACTCCGAGTAACTTTTATTGAGGTGCTATTATGGCAAATTCTAACGGATCCTTTGGGCTACGACCCATTGGGAAAATTGGCCAACAAGCCAATTCTACCGGGGCAACGGAATATCGCATAGCTCCAGGTAACACAAACAAACTATACCAAGGTCAGCCGGTAATACCGACTGCGGCTGGTGTAATTGACGATCTACAAGCTGCGGCTGGTGGTACTGTCTCTATTGTTGGTGTGTTCTGGGGATGTGAATACGTTTCTTCTACAACTGGCGCAACTATCTGGTCTAACACATGGCCAGGTTCTGGTGCTGATACCAACTACCCTGTCAAGGCTTTCGTCTATGACGATCCTATGCAGACGTTCACAATCGCTACATCCAATGTAGTGGCTGCGGCTAACACTGAAGCGGAAGTACGCGCAGCAGTATTTGCTAACATCGCGTTTGCAGGCGGAAATAGCGGTAGTGATACTACAGGTATCTCTTCAGCAACTGCTGACCTAAACACAATCGCTACCACGGCGGCGTTATCTATGCGTATTATGGGAGTCCAAGACGACCCTGATAACTCAGATTTCACTGTAGCTGGTATTCCATTAATTGTTCGCTTAAACAACCATTTCAATGCTCCAAACGGAAGTATTGTACAGGGCACTGTTTCTGTGACTGGCGTATAAGGGGGCTAACAGATGGCTATATCACGCGCACAACTAGCGAAAGAGCTAGAACCCGGTCTTAACGCCTTATTTGGCATGGAGTACAACCGGTACGAAAACCAACATTCAGAGATCTTCACTACTGAATCTTCAGACCGTGCGTTTGAAGAAGAAGTAATGTTGGCTGGGTTTGGTGCGGCACCTACTAAATCAGAAGGTTCTGCAATTAACTTCGACGACGCTAACGAAGCATTCACTGCTCGTTACAATCACGAAACTGTTGCACTTGCATTCTCAATTACTGAGGAAGCAATTGAGGACAACTTGTACGACCGTTTAGGCAGTCGTTACACACGCGCCCTCGCAAGATCAATGGCTCACTCTAAGCAGGTTAAAGCTGCCGCTGTATTGAACAATGCGTTCACAGGTGGTGCTTCTGCTGGTGGTGACGGTGTTGCTCTTTGTGCAACTAACCACCCGTTAACAAACGGTGGAACACTAGCAAACACTCCGGCTGTTGCTGCTGATTTGAACGAAACTTCTTTAGAAGACGCTCTAATCAACATCGCAGGCTTTGTGGATGAACGTGGTCTAAAGGTTGCGTTACGTGGAACGAAGTTAATGATCCCACGTCAATTGCAGTTTGTTGCAGAACGTTTGATGGTATCTAACCTACGTGTAGGTACTGCGGACAATGACACAAACGCATTGCGCTCAATGGGAATGTTACCAGAAGGTTATGCAGTCAACGACTTCCTAACTGACCCTGATGCATTCTTCATCAAAACAGACGCGCCTCGCGGCTTTGTTCACTTTGAAAGAACTCCGCTATCTACTAACATGGAAGCAGACTTCGACACAGGTAACATGCGCTTTAAGGCTCGTGAGCGTTATAGCTTTGGATTCTCTGATCCACGTTGTGTGTTTGGTTCACCAGGCGCATAAGCTATAAAGTATTGTTTTTGGGAGGGGCTGCTTCGGTAGCCCCTTTCTTTTTGTTTTAATGTGTTGTATTGTTTTTGTAATGGGCATCATATTAGCTTTGTAGACAGGTATCCGCCCTCCTGACGTTGCATAGACTACAAGGCAAATCCTTATGCAAAGGGTACTAAAATGGCATCGACTACATTTTCAGGTCCAGTAACTTCAACTGCTGGCTTTATTGGCGACATCGTCGTCCCAACTTACACCGTAGCAAACGCACCTTCCGCCGCTGACGCAGGCGCGGGCACTGTTGTATTTGTTTCAAACGGCGCAGCAGGTTCTGCGATATTGGCTTTCTCTGACGGAACAAACTGGAAGCGTTCTGACACAGGCGGCACAATAGCAGCATCATAAGGAGTAGGTTATGAGTAGATTCAAACCTGCATCCGAAGAAGAACTAGCGGCTAGAGGAATCGGAACCGCTAAAGTTCGCGCACGAAATGAGAACGGTACGCTTAAAGCGGATGATCCTTCTACGCCTAATGTAAATGAGGCGTGGGAAGAAAAGCCTGCAAAAAAACGTGGACGTCCTCCGAAAAAAAAGGAATAAAGTATGGCTGGCTCAGACATAACTGCGTATACTCACGCGCAAGGTGCGGCGGCGGCTCTTATAGGTCCGTCCAGATCTCGACTTCAAGCCGTGAACATATACGCCACTACGGCGGGTTCTTTCACCCTTACCAATGGTAACGGCGGCGCAACTCTTTTAACTCAGAAGTTTCCTGTGGGCATGAACGAGATTTATATCCCAGAAAACGGAATGGTGTTTAGCTCTGGTGTCTACGTTTCTGCCCTTACAGGCGCAGGAACCGAACTGACATTTCTTTTAGCGTAAGGAATATCTATGCCTAAAATAGACAAGGCTAAGATGAAGTGTAACAAACCTAAACGTCAGATTTCTGGCGGGAAAAAGTCTGTGGTAAAGGCTTGCGATAAAGGTAAAGAGAAAATTATCAGGTTTGGGGACGCCAATATGAAGATTAAAAAATCTAACCCCAAACGTCGCAAGTCGTTCCGTGCAAGACATGGTTGTGACACAAAAAGATTAGACAAACTAACGGCCAGATACTGGTCATGTAAGATGTGGTGATGCGTATGGATCAAAAAGTTATTGGAAGTGTCGTGTTAGCGGCGATAATTGGATCTATTGGTTTCGTGTCAAAAGAGTGGACAAGTTGGACGTCTAGCACGTTGATTGACTTGAACACTAGAACTGCTGTGATGGAAGCAGAAATCCGTAACACTAATGCTATGGTGTCTTTGAACAATGATATGTTGAAGTACCTGGTAAGCAATTCACGAAAGGCCAATTTAAATGATAAGCCGTGGTCAGATGTCGTTTCAAATCTCACGATCTCCGGAGAGGAGGGCTAATGTCAAAAAAACCAAAGACAAAAAAAGACGCTTGTTATCGCAAAGTCAAAGCCCGATACAAGGTATGGCCAAGCGCCTACGCAAGCGGAGCACTCTCGAAGTGTCGCAAGGTAGGGGCGGCCAACTGGGGAAACTCTACTAAGAAAGCGGCAACAGGTGGACTGATGACTTCAGTGGATAATCCTAAACGGCCTGCTAGAAATAGATACCGTGGCGGAGGCATAATTGCTTCTGGTTGTGGTTGTGTAGAAGAAACAAGACGGAAGAGCACGAGGACATACTGATGGCAAAAGAGAATTCTTTACGCAAATGGTTTTCTCAGAATGACGGGAAAGGTTGGGTTGACTGTAAGACAGGAAAACCTTGTGGTCGTCAGAAGGGTGAAAAGCGTAAGGGGTATCCTGCATGTAGGCCGACGATGGCTCAGTGTACATCTGCTTCTAAGAAGAAAAAGTCTTCTAAACGAATTAAATGGAAAGCTAGCCGCGGTGGCCTAGCAAGAGTATTTTAATAACCGAAAGGATTATGCTATGAAAGATTTAAGTGGCGACGGTAAAATCACTAAGAAAGATGTTCTTATTGGCCGTGGTGTAATAAAGAAGAAAAACGGCGGCATGGTCAAGAAGGGCTACATGAGCGGCGGTAAAGTTAAAAAAGGTTATATGGGCGGAGGCTGTGTAATGGCAGGCCGTGGCGGTAAGTACAAAGGAGCGATGTGATGCCTAAAGGTGGTTCTACAAAAGCGAAAGCGAAAGCTAAAAAGAAAACTGAAAAATCAGTAACTGGAGCTCAGTTTTATCAGTCAGAAACTAATAAAAAAGAATTGCTTTCTAATCCAGGGAAAACAACTAGGGCAGAAAAAGCTATAATAAAAGCTTTAAACAAACGCCGCACAGAAGAAAACATAAGTCCTGCAAAACTTGAAGCAGATATATTTATGGATATGGCAGGAGACGCTGTTAAGAATCCACCGAAAGGTTACATGAATGGCGGCTGTGTAATGGCAGGGCGCGGCGTTAGAAAAACAAAGATGGGTTAATTAAATGGCAACATCAGGAACCAGAGACTTCAATCTCGATATCGCAGAGATAATCGAGGAAGCATACGAGAGGTGTGGACTAGAAGTTCGCACTGGCTACGATGCCAAAACAGCACGTCGTTCTCTGAACTTGATGTTTGCTGAATGGGCTAACCGTGGTTTAAACCTGTGGACAGTGAAATCTGGCACAATAACTCTAACTCAAGGGCAGGCAACAGAGACGTTAAATTCCGACGTTGTTGATCTGTTAGACGTAGTATTACGACGTAACGGCACAGACTACGAAGTCGAACGTATCAGTCGTGGAGATTACGTTACGCTGCCGAATAAGACGACCCAGGGTAGACCTAGTCAGTATTGGTTGAATAGACAAATTTCACCTGTAATTAATATATGGGCGGTACCAGAGAACTCAACTGATCAGTTGATCTACTATTACGTTCGCAGAATTGAAGACGCAGGTGCTTTGATTAATGATTCAGACTTACCGTTTAGGTTCTTCCCTTGTATGGCCGCAGGATTAGCGTACTATATTGCTATGAAACGTGCGCCAGAGCGTATCCAGATCCTAAAATCTGTATATGAGGAAGAGTTCCAACGCGCCGCAGATGAAGACGAAGACAGAGTTTCTTTGAAACTGCAACCAGGAAGTGGTTATTTGAGGGTCTAATGGCATACGCTAATGGGAAAAAAGCATGGGGAATATCTGATCGGTCAGGCCGACGATACCGCTTGCATGAGATGAAGGTGGAATGGACTGGTGCCAAAGTAGGCCCAGACGAATATGATCCAAAGCAACCTCAACTCAACCCACCAAAAGTAGGACCAGATCCCCAGGCTCTTAGAGATCCTCGTCCTGAGTCTGATTTGGAAGCACAAAGAAACATACAATGGGGCTGGAGCCCTGTTGGATTTAACGGTGATGAAGCCTTAACGCCCAACGCTCTTCGTGGTAACGGAGATGTAGGCACTGTAACGGTGATTATAACATGAGTTTTACATACGATCAGCTAAAGCAAGCTATTCAAGACTATACTGAAAACTCCGAAACGAGTTTCGTAGCAAATCTTCCCTTGTTTATACGAGCGGCAGAAGAGCGTATATTAAAGAACGTACAGCTAGACTTGTTTCGCCGTAATCAAACGGCGGCACTTACACAAGCAAACCCGTATTTGAATTGTCCAAGTGACTTCTTAGCTCCGTTTTCTTTGAGCTATACCTTGAATAATGAAAAGACGTTTGTGGAATTTAAAGACGTATCTTTTGTACAAACATATTCTCCGAACGCCACTACCCAGGGGCTACCTAAGTATTACGCACAATTTGATGTAGATAACTTCCTTGTTGGTCCAACACCTAACGCAAACCTTGATGTTGAGCTACACTACCTGTATCGTCCCACTAGCATAACAGCGGGCGCAGGCGGAGGAACTACTTGGATTAGTACCAACGGTGAGTTAGCATTGTTATACGGTTCGCTTGTAGAAGCGTACATATTTATGAAGGGCGAAGCTGACGTCATGCAACAGTACAATCAACGCTTTGGAGAAGCTATGATTGGTCTGAAGATGTTAGGTGAAGCTAAAGAAACCACTCAAGAATATAGAGTTGGTAAAGTTATAAGGCCGAAAACGTAATGTTTAAACTAGATTTCAATATGCCGGATCAACCGATGGTGTCTGTACAGACTACAGAGAACCGTGGGTTTTCACCGGAAGAAGTAGCGGAGCGTTGTGTGTCTAAACTAATCAGCGTTTCAGATGGTGCACATCCTGCTATCAGAGATCAGGCACTGGCCTACAAAGAGCACATGGAAAAGGTTGTTTCATTTTATATGAGAGAAGCTATTCGCAGCGACCGTACAACTGTGTATAATGCCCTAAAAGATTCGGGAAACCCCGAACTAGCTGACGCGATAAGGAGACTATAATATGGCGATAACTCAAGCAATGTGTACGTCCTTCAAGCAGAAACTTCTGCAAGGCCAACACAATTTTACCAATGGTGGTAGTACTTTTAAATTAGCTCTGTTCACAAGCAGTGCAAGTTTAGGTGCTGCGACAACAGCTTATTCAACCTCGAACGAAGCTTCGGGTTCTGGATATACTGCGGGCGGAGCGGCGTTGACAAACGTTACACCGACAACAAGCGGAACAACAGCATTCTGTGATTTCAACGATCTGACATTTAGCTCTGCATCTATCACTGCTAACGGTGCGATGATCTACAACACCACAACTGGTGGTGGATCGAACACTACAGACTCTTGTATTATCCTAGCATTTGGTGCGGACAAGACGGCGACTAACGGTGATTTTACTATTCAGTTCCCAACAGCGGATGCTTCAAACGCGATCATTCGCATCGCGTAAGGAGTAGCCTCCGATGGTAGACATCACAGGCTGGGGCAGAGGTACATGGTCTGAAGGACCCTGGGATTCCGCTATTCCTGTGACAGTCACGGGGGTAGCCGGAACTGGTGCCGTTGGCTCAGTTGGCATCGTTGCGGAAGCTAATATCCCAGTAACGGGAACGGTCGCCACGAGTGGTGTCGGATCAGTTACAGTATCTGCGGATGCGAATGTAGGGGTAACAGGCTTACAAGCGGCAGGAAGCGTCGGCACAGTTAGCGTCACTGCTGACGCTGTTGTTTTACCTACGGGCATTGCCGCTACAGGCGGTGTCGGCTCAGTGGTTGTTATTGCGGAGGCACTCGTTCTACCTACAGGGGTAGCCGGAACTGGTGCATTAGGGACTGTCGTAGTCACCGCAAACGCTGATGTTGATGTCACGGGTTCTACTGGAACCGGTGAAACAGGGACTGTAATAGTCGCTGCGGAAGCAAATGTCCCTGTATCGGGACTGGTAGGAACGAGTGGCGTTGGATCTGTAGAGGTCTTAGCCAATAGTGTCGTTGAAATACCTACTGGTGTAGCCGGAACAGGAGCAGTTGGATCGGTTGTAGTAGCCGCAGACTCCATTGTTTTACCTACTGGAGTAGCCGGAACAGGCGAAATTGGCGACGTAGAAGTCGGTATTCGTGTAGATGTTCCAGTTACAGGGTTGGAAAGTACGGGAAATGTTGGTACTGTAACCGTAGTCGCGGAAGCAAATGTCTCAATTACAGGCGTTTCTGCAACTGGTGGTACCGGAACTGTGTTTGTTTGGAGCCAAATAGACCCGAACCAGACACCAGGATGGAATGGAATAACACCGTCGCAAACACCCGGTTGGGACGAAATCACACCGTCGCAGTCCCCTGGTTGGACAGAAGTAGCGGCATAGGAGAAACAGATGGCGAGTACATACACTAGCGCAAACGGCATTGAGTTGATCGCCACAGGTGAACAATCGGGTGCTTGGGGCGACACAACAAACGTTAACCTTCAGATTATCGACAGGATCCTTACTGGGGTTGGAACGATTACTTTGTCTGGTACGACGCACACCCTAACAACTACAGACGGTACATTATCCGATGGTATGTATAAGGTCCTGGTTTTAGGAGGATCTCCTTCTGGTACGAACACTATAACGATTTCACCAAACAATGCACAAAAGACATACATGGTGTACAACAACTCTGGTCAATCAGCTGTATTTTCACAGGGATCAGGAGCTAACGTTACAGTAGCCAACGGGGATACAAAACTAATTTACACAGATGGTGCGGGTTCCGGAGCCGCAGTATTTGATTTCACTGCTAATTTAGCAATGTCGTCAGTAAACATTACAGGCGGCGTAATTTCTGGTATAACAGACTTAGCGGTTGCGGATGGAGGCACTGGTGCTTCTAACGTTGCAGGCGCACAAGCAAACTTAGAAGTAGACCCTGCTGGCACGGCAGTGGCTTTGGCAATTGCGTTGGGTTAGGATAGACAATGGCAAACACGTTTAAAAGAAAACTTTCACGGACTGTTGGTACTTCGCTTACTTCGGTAGGCAGCTACACTGTCCCCTCATCAACAGCTACAACGGTTATCGGATTGACGGTATCGAACGTTACAGCCTCCCAGGTTTTGATTACAGCGGTGGTAAACGACGGATCAAACGACACACATTTAATTAAAGATGCCCCAGTTCCAAGTGGCGGTTCTATAGTTATTGTTGGCGGAGATCAAAAAGTAGTGTTAGAAACGGCAGATAGTGTTAAGGTAAAGTCGAACACTGCAAGTTCTGTTGACGTAGTAATGAGTATACTGGAGATCACCTAATGGCCACACTTGGTAATGTACCTGCGGAAGCATATACGAACACTGTAAAAGACAGTTTTAGTGGCAACG